ATTTTTCATGAAGACCTACAGTTGTATCTGGCGGCTTTGGACATTGAGTCGATATTCAAACCGATGCATATCGGTTTGGCTTCAATAGTCCCAGATGAAATCATCATGGCCGATGCTTTGGACAATGGTATGAGAGAAATGCTCTACCATGGTAAAGAGGCCTTTGAAGATTTCAGTTCTAAAGCATCGCGTGTTGCTGAGGAACAAAAGATTGACCATTTGATGAAGCTCAAAGGTAAATCTTATGAACACATGCTCTATGATTGGGCATGTGATCATGGTGTGGAAGACCGACTTCCAGCTTCAAAATATGCGGAGGTAGCTGCATATAAAACCAAAGCCTCCACCGAGTTATCGATTACGGATTGTCTTCCTATTGTCCCGTTACAGGAAGACGACACGCTTTAACTTGGTGATCGTCCCACAAAAGGGATACCGGTATTTACTGGAGATTGATCATCACCGGGACCCCAGACTTCAAGTTTTTAGTTCAGGAACTTGATTTTATTTTTATATGGACTAGCAATTTTGATAATTTTAATAACAACAATTTTGATGGTGGGCTCTCCCATAATGAGTCAGAGAAGGAGTTCTCGCAATTTTCCGTTCAAGGTGTGGAACATAACGTTTCTATGAGCGTGGGCACAGTTAGCACTGAGACTAAATATCAAAATGTTAAATTTGCCGATCAGGCTGGCGATCATACACTGGATATACACAGTGTTATTGATCCAACCAGATGCTTACAGGATACAAATGATACAAACCTAGAACATTTCTTTCGGAGACCAATAAAGATCTACGAGACAGAGTGGGGAACAGCATCTACGCTGTACGACACTTTTGATCCGTGGTCCTTATATTTTGAAAATCTCCGAGTCATTAATCGTATAACGAACTATAAACTTTTAAGGTGTAAGCTCAAAGTTAAGTTAGTTATAAATGGAAATTCTTTCCATTATGGTAGAGCATATGCGGCTTACCACCCATTGCACACCTACGATACAATGACACAAAATCGGTTAGGCGTCTTTTCAGACAATGTGAATCTATCACAGTTACCAAAGATCTTCTTGGATCCCACACTTTCTCAAGGAGGTGAGATGACTCTCCCCTTCTTTTGGTATGCGAATTATTTGGATATCGTAGACCAAGATTGGAGAGAGATGGGTGAAATAATTTTGCGATCTTTGACACCACTGAAACATGCCAATGGTGCAACCGATCAAGTTACCATTTCTGCCTTTGCGTGGGCAGAGGATGTCGAACTTTCCGTTCTAACTAGTGTAGAACCGGGAGCTTTGGCACCACAAGGTGACGAAATCGATGCTGTACAGGGTCCCATCTCTGGACCCGCCACTGCTATCTCCAAAGCTGCTAAAGCATTATCGGGCGTTCCTAGTATCGCTCCATTTGCAATGGCTACTTCAATGGCAGCAGATGCTGTATCTGGCATTGCTAAAACGTTTGGTTATTCAAGACCGAATGTCGATCCATCTAGTGAAAACTTTATAAACCGTCCTTTAGGTTCGTTGGCTATCACTAATGCAAAAGACCAGTCAGTAAAATTGACAGTTGATAACAAACAGGAGTTAACTGTCGATCCCCGAGTTGTCGGTTTGGATGAAACCGATCAGCTCACAGTGAAGAGCATAGCTTCGAGGGAATCTTTCCTCACCCAGTTTACTTGGGCAGTAGGAACAGCACCAGAGACGTTGTTGTGGAATGCTCGTGTAGATCCTTGTCAATTTAATTCACAAGGCTCTCCAACAGAGTATCACTTAACACCGTCCTGTATGGCTGCACTGCCCTTTAAGTACTGGACAGGGACGATGAAGTTTAGATTTCAAATCGTTGCTTCTGCTTTTCATAGAGGTAGGATCAAGATCGTTTATGATCCAGATTACCTCAAATCCAATGAGTACAATACAAATTACACCAATGTTATCGATATTTCGGAGACTCGTGATTTCACGATAGAAATTGGTAATGGTCAAAATTATACGTTACTCGATCATCACAGACCCGGACTTGATTCAGTGACTCAAATGTTCAGTACGACTACGTACGCTTCGAAGGAAGAAGGTAACGGAGTCGTCGGAATGTTTGTAGTAAACGAATTGTCCGTTCCCAACTCAGCCGTAAACAATGACATTACTGTTAATGTATTCGTGAGTATGGGAGATGATTTTGAAGTTTTTGTTCCTGATGATTACTTCACCAATTTGCGTCCAGGCCTAGAACCACAAGGCTTGGAGCTACCCCTCCTTCAGGTTGATGGTCTTGAACCACAAGGAGAAGAGTTTCCGGATGCTCTTAAAACATCCGAACCGAGCAGTCCTTTTCAAAAGGAATCAGACATATTGGGTCTGGGAACAACGGATACATCATTAGTGAACAAAGTTTTCACTGGTGAAGCCATCGTCTCCTTCAGACAAATGCTGAAAAGGTATGATTACTTTAGAACTGCTCCAACCCTCGTCAATACAGCTTATGGTTACACAAAGTACCAGCAAGCACTCTATCCTTTTTATCCAGGTTATGTGCCTGGAGCAGTGGATACAACGGCCTCTACGGCTGCCTACAACTACTGTTCTATGACATTATGGCATTGGATTGCAATGTGCTTTGCAGGGGTGAGAGGTGGTATGCGATACAAGATTCATCTTGCCGGTTACGAAAGCGGAACCGGAGTGCAAACATCTCTCTTGTATTTGAAGAGGATGAATGGGCAAGTCCCATACTCGAACACCGCAGGAGCTATTGCTTCTCCCACAACAGTTTCAGATGCGAATTATGCAAATTTAGCTCTGGAACATGTTTATAGGGGTGTTCTTGGAACAAACATTTCTGTTTGTTTTTTCAACACAGCAAACGAAGTTGAGGTCCCCTTCTACTCA